AAGACGATATTCCAAAGGCGGTGCAGTTAAAACTGATGCCTATGGGAAATATACTATTGCCCGTGGTAGTGGTGCAGCTAGACCACAGAAGTTCAGAAAAAATGGTTAATTAGATGGCTATTGCAACCACCAATGATTTCAATCTCAATATAGGTGAGATTGTTGAAGAAGCCTATGAACGAGCAGGTTTACAAGCTCGTACTGGCTATGATTATCGTACTGCTAGACGCAGTATCGATATGATGATGCTTGAGTGGCAGAATCGTGGAATCAACTTATGGACAATAGAAAGTGGAACACAGACTTTAACTGCTGATACCGCAACCTATACTTTGCCTGATGATACGATTGATTTAATGGAAATGCATTTACGCTTGGATGTAGGAGATAGTTCTAGTCAAACTGATTATCAATTGACCAGAATTTCTCCAACACAATATTCAGATATACCCAATAAATTACAAACAGGACAACCAACACAAATTTGGATTCAAAGATTAACAACAACCCCACAATATACTCTTTGGCCCGTACCCGATGATACGCAAACCTATACTGTTGCTTACTATCGTATAAGACAAATTTATGATAGTGGGACGCCCGGCAGCAATAATATGGATGTTCCTAAAAGGTTTTTACCTTGTTTGGTTTCTGGCTTGGCTTATTATATAGCCATGAAAAGACCAGAAGTTACTGACAGATTACCTATTCTTAAACAAGAATATGAAGAACAATGGCAACTAGCGTCTGAGGAAGATAGGGTGAAGGCGAATTTTCGTTTTGTGCCGTGGATATCTTATAATTAATGACACAGTTTGCAGAAGGTAAGTATGCTTTTGGATTTTGTGATCGTTGTGGATTTCGTTACGATTTAAAAGAGCTAAAAGATGAAGTTGTCGACACAAGACTTAGTGGGTTCTTGGTTTGTCCAGAGTGTTTTGATCAGGATCAGCCTCAATATCAATTAGGCAGAATGCCTGTTGATGATCCGATTTCTTTGGAGAACCCAAGACCTGATAAAGCTCAGGCAGAAAGTAGGCGCTTATATGCGTTTGATCCTATTGGTGGTGGTGTCACTGCTGTTGGATCAAGAACAGTGGGTCTTGATATGCATGGTAAAGTAGGAATGCTTAAAGTAACAACGAGCTAAAGGATAATATTATGATTAAAAAATCATCATCTTTAAAAGATAAAAAAGCAACCAAAAGCCCAACAAAAGCAAAAGATAATAAAAAAGCTGTTATTGATTTTGTAACGAGAGCAGAAGAAGGTGAGCCGTATTTTGGAATACAAATTACAAAAAAGTTTTCTACAGGTGGTGCTGTTGAAAACCATAATGATCAGGTAAAACGAAAATATGGTGGAGGAAAGTTATAAAAAACAATGACTTATGCTGAGTTAAAAAATTTAATACAGAACTATCTCCAGAACAGTGAGACCTCTTTTACTACTTATCTGCCCGATATGATTAAGCAGGCAGAGGATCGTATTCTTGAGAATGTTCAATTGCCTGTATTTAGAAAGAATCAAACAGGTTCTTTATCTTCAGGAAATGAGTATTTAGGTATTCCGAGTGATTTTTTAGCACCTTATTCTCTATCTTATACAGCCAGCAGCAATCAAACATTCTTAATGAACAAGGATGTAAACTGGATTCGAGAAGTATATCCAAACAGTTCTACAACAGGTGAGCCAGAATACTATGGCATATTTGATAATGATTATTTTATCGTGGCTCCAACTCCAGATGCTGCTTACAATGTGGAGTTGCATTACTTTTATAGACCCGCTTCAATAACTGCTGGCGGTGATTCTGGAACAACATGGCTATCAACGAATGCTCCATCAGCATTGCTTTATGCTTGTTTGCTTGAGGGGTATGTGTATATGAAGGGTGAGGCAGACATGATGTCTGTTTATAACACAAGATATGAATCTGCATTAGGCAGGCTTAAAATATTGGGAGAAGGCAGAGATAGAACCGATGCCTATAGATCAGGACAACTTTAACTCTTCTAAAAAAATGGAAGACAAAAACATTGCAATTGTTGCGATGGGTCAAAGCCAACTAGATTTTCATATGAGTCTTTCTCATAGTCAGGAATATGATGAGGTTTGGGGCATTAATTCCATGTGTGCAGTTACTAAGTGTGATCGTGTGTTTATGATGGACCCTGCTTCTCGATTTTTTGATACCTTTGATGCAGGACCACAAACTCAAGTAATGAGAAGAATACTTCCAAGACTAGATATTCCAATTTATTCTTGTGAACTAGATAATAGGGTTCCAGCGATAGAGTTATTTCCCCTAGATGAAGTTGTTAAAGATTTGGGCTGTGCCTATTTAAACAACACGATTGCTTATGCCATTGCATTTGCTTTATGGAAAAAGGTGGGCAAGCTCAATCTTTTTGGAGCAGACTTTGCTTATAAGTCGAATGTTTATTTTGGTGAATCGGGCAGAGGTTGTTGTGAATTTTGGTTATCTAAGTGCATGGATGCGGGTATGGATGTTTCTATTGGCGCTCATTCTCCAATACTAGATACCAATATTCCTTTAAAGGAAAAGCTATATGGCTATCATAGACTTGATAATCCTCCTGTAGTATATTTAGAAAAAGGTGAATTGGTAGTTGGGAAACTTTCAGAGGTCATAGAAGAAGAAAAGCCTTCAGGAATTTCAGGAAGACAAGATATTAGTCCGCCAGAACCAGATAAATACTAATGGAAACAGATTCTTTTACAATATCAGTAGGCGATTTAGGCGTAAAGACTACAGACAATAGGGGTCATTCAGTAGAAGAAGTCGCTGAAATGGCGACAAACAAATTAGTTTCGGTTGCAGATACTGCTCCCGATCCGATTAAAGCACAGGCACGGGCTTTTAGGAATGCGTGTCATTTTATAATTACCTACTACATGAAAGAGGCGATAAAAAACCATATGTGTACGATAGGTAATCAACTGGAAGCGCAAGGTCACAAAGACTTAGCAAATATTATTAGGAGGCTATAATGGCTATAACACAAGCAATGTGTACTTCTTTCAAAAGTGAGCTTATGCAAGCGGTACATAACTTTAAAACGACTGGAGGGAATACCTTTAATCTGGCTCTTTATACCAGTTCTGCAACCATGAGTGCTTCTACTACAGCTTATAGCAGCAGTCAGGAAGCAACTGGTACAAACTATACGGCAAAAGGTAGTGCATTAACTAATGTTACTCCAACCACTTCGGGAACCACTGCGTTTACCGATTTTGCTGACTTGACGTTTGGTACTTGCACAATTACGGCAAGAGGCTGCATGATTTTCAACGAAACAGCTACTGGTGATCCAGCAGTTGCAGTTTTTGATTTCGGTGGCGACAAAACAAGTACAGCAGGTAGTTTTACCATATCCTTCCCAACCGCAGACGCAAGTAACGCTGTAATAAGAATAGCGTAACCAACTATGGCTGGTTGGGGTCGATCTACTTGGGGAACAGGTCCTTGGGGTGAACCTGCTGTTGTTAATGTTACAGTTAATGTAACAGGACTTGCAGGTACTTCGGCTTTAGGCACTGAAACCGTTAGTTGTGACGCTAATGTTACAGAGACAGGCGTATACGGCACAGGCTCTGTTGGCACAGTTGTTGCGACAGGTGCTGCGATTGTTACCGAGACAGGGGTTGCGGGCACAGGTGCGATAAGCTCTTTAACCATTACTTGTGATGCAAATGTAGCGGAAACAGGAGTAGCAGGTACAGGGGCAATAAGCTCCCTTACTATTACCGGCGCTGCAAATCTTTCGGTCACAGGACTAGCAGGAACCACTGCTTTAGGTACTGAAACGGTTAGTGGGGATGCCAATGTTAGCGAAACAGGACTAGCGGGTACAGGAGCAGTTGGCACAGTTGTTGCTAATGGCGTAGCTCTTGTTGGCGTTAGTGGAACAGCCTCCACGATCTCTCAAGGTGATGAGACTGTAACGGGTGCGGCAAATGTTTATCCTACGGGATTAGCTGGAACCAGTGCTTTAGGAAGTTTAACCCTAGAGACCAATAATGTTATTTCAATAACAGGTCTAGCGGGGACAAGCGCTCTTGGCAGTATAACGGCTGCTGGTCATGCAGGAGTTTCATTAACAGGAATTTATGGAACAGGCGAAATAAGTGC